ACAGGAAACAGAATTGTAACTTTTCCATTACTTACAGAAAATTTTTACATTATTAAAAATGGAACTACTAATGGTTCAGGTACCCCGACAGTACAATTAAAAGCAGTTTCCGGTTCAGGCGCAACAGTTACTTTTGCAGGTACAGACAAAGGATACAAACTTATTTATGTAGATGGTGTAGCAACAAACACTGGAGTTTTTGAAGCAACTGTAGGAGCACAAGGAGATGTAACTCTTACAGGAACACAAACTTTAACAAACAAAACTTTAACAGCACCTAAAATTGGAACTTCAATTTTAGATACTAGCGGAAATGAATTATTACTTTTAACCGCTACAGGTTCAGCGGTTAATGAATTAACTTTAGCTAATGCTTCAACAGGCAATGGTCCAATTTTATCAGCAACAGGTGAAACTAATGTTGATATAAATTTAAACCCTAAAGGAACAGGTGTACTTAAAAGTGCAACTGCTGCAGTTAAAATTGCAGGAAAAGAAACTATTTGGGTTCCAGCCGCAGCAATGTATGGATCTACAACTAATGGTGCTGATCCACAACAAGTTGAAACAACAGCAACAAGACCTGATATGAAAGTATTAGATTTTGATGCAGGTACAGAAGAAAATGCACAATTTTCAGTAGCTTTTCCTAAATCATGGAATGAAGGCACAATAACTTACCAAGTATTTTGGACTCCAAGTAATACAAATACAGGAAACTGTTTATTTAAATTATCAGGTGTAGCAGTTGGTGATGGTGATACTATTGATATTGATTATGGAACAGCAGCTGCAGTTACAGACGCTGGTATAGGAACAGTAGAAGATCAACAAGTTAGTCCAGTGAGTGGTGCAATAACAATTGCAGGGTCTCCTGCAGTTGACCAACAAACTTATTTTCAATTATTTAGAGATGCAGATGATGGTGCAGATACTTTTACTGGAGATGCAAGGGTTCTTGGTATCAAAATATTCTTTACTACTGACGCTGCTAACGACGCATAAGGAATTTAGATATGAGAGACATTAAAAATAAACTTACCTCAGGTAAGAATACAAAAAATATCAAAAACAGAAGAGGTAAATCTTTTGGTTATCAAGTTTTAGGGTTTGGTGCTGGCGGTGCTGGTGATTCTTTTATTTGTGCTACAGGTGGAACAATTACAACTAGTGGTGATTTTAAAATTCATACGTTTACAGGAGGTGGAACTTTTAATGTAGTATCGTTAGCAACAGATACAGTTAATAATGTAGTTTCTTATCTAGTAGTAGCAGGAGGAGGTTCAGGAGGTAGTGCTGGAGATTCTTCTGGGGGTGGAGGAGGAGGAGGTTTTAGAGAATCAAAATCAGCAGTAGATTCTTATAATGCCAGTCCAGCAAACGCAACTTCAGGACCTACTTACAATTTACCAGTTTCAGCCCAAGGATACCCAATCACAATAGGTGCAGGCGGTGGACCGGGAATAGGAGCTGCTTCAGTGTTTTCATCAATAACTTCAGCAGGATCAGGAATGGGTGGACCCGGTCCTACAACAAGTGCCGGTGTTGGTCAAGCAGGTGGTTCTGGTGGTGGAGGTGGAAGTGTTACATGTAATGGTTCTGCTGGTGGAGCTGGAAATACACCTCCAGTAAGTCCTCCACAAGGAAGTCCTGGTGGTGCTGGTAGAGGTAATAATGACCCTCTTGGTGGTATAAGATTTGGTGGAGGCGGCGGTGGAGCAGGAAGTGTTGGTGGCAATGCTGGTGTTAATACACAAGGATGTGGTGGTGCTGGTCTATCAACTAATATAGCAGGTCCTTCTTTAGCTTTTTCTGGGGGTGCAGGTGCAGGTGAACACGCAAATACAAGTACATGCGCAACAAACTTTCCAAATGGAAGTCCTTGTGGTACAGGAGGTACTGGAAGTAATGCTTCAGATTCTGGTGCTAGATGTGGGACTGCAAACAGAGGTGGAGGAGGTGGTGGTGGATCTTCAGCAAAACCTGGTATTGGTTATGGTGGTTCAGGTGTAGTAATTGTAAGGTACAAAATTCAATAAGGATTAATATGGCACATTTTGCAAAAATATCAGAAACAAACGAAGTACTAACAGTACTTGTTGTAGACAATTCAGAACTACTTAATGCCGATGGTGTTGAAGATGAAACAGTAGGACAACAATATTTAGAAACACATAATAACTGGCCTGCACATTTATGGATTCAAACATCTTACAATACATCTAGTGGTAAACATTATACAGTAACAATTGATTCAGAAGGTAATCAAACTAGTTCAGAATCTGCAGATCAATCAAAAGCATTAAGAGGAAACTATGCAGGGGTTGGTTGTACTTGGGATTTAGAGAATGAAATTTTCTGGCTTAAAAAACCTTATGCATCTTGGGTAAAACATATTGAATCAGCTTCTTGGAAATCACCTATTGGCGATACACCAGAATTAACTGTTGAACAAATTACACATGAATCTAACAATTATAGATATGAATGGAACGAATCTGATCAATCTTGGGATTTAGAGATATGGAATAACCTCGATGAATCTTGGGATTTAGTTACTACTCCAATCGTTTCTTAATACTTGACAATTCAATTTAAATTTATTATCTATGGTGGTAGGTATGAAAAAGAAAGTATTAAGTGAACAAGCCTTATATTATGGTAATGTCAATATGCCAAAGAATTGGGAAATTGATAGTAATGATTTAGCTCATCATATATTACATTCTAGTTTAACAAATAATGAATTTCAATTTTCTAGGACTTGGGATAAGTTAAATACTTATATAATAAATTTTACTAGTCTTAATTATGGTATGACTTTAATTAACAAATTAACGTGGGGAAATATATATAAGCCTAATGAGACAACAATTCCTTTATTAAACATTGATCCGGTAGATTTACGTAACTCTCCAGACTTTACGTTATTATATGGTGTAAAAGTTAAAGACTGTATGGTCAGAATACATTATGAAGATAACAGACGTAAAGGAAGAACTTGGGATATAGGACTTAAAAATAATATGTTTATTATGTTTCCTTCAACTAATATGTATTACCTGACTAATAATCAAAAGGATAATTTAAATTTTGTACAGACTATAACATATGAATGTCCTTAATTTTATTAAATTAATATGAATGTATCTAATTATTATTGGTATTTTAAATCAGCAGTACCCCCTAAAATCTGTGATGACATTATAAAATATGGGTTAACGAAAACAGAAACCATGGCAAGAACTGGTGGTTATCATAATAAAAAATTAACTAAAGATGAAGTTAGAGATATGAAAAGAAAAAGAAATTCTGATTTAGTGTGGTTAAATGATGCTTGGATTTATAAAGAATTACATCCTTATATCCATGGAGCTAATAAAGCTGCAGGTTGGAATTATGAATGGGACAGATCTGAATCTTGTCAATTTACAAAATATAAACTTAATCAATATTATGATTGGCATTGTGATGGTTGGAATCAACCATATAAAAGAGAGGATAAAACTGATCCAGACAACGGTAAAATTAGAAAATTATCTATGACTTGTCAGTTAACGGATGGTTCAGAATATGAAGGTGGAGAACTAGAATTTGATTTTAGAAACTATGACCCTCATATGAGAGAGGAATCTAAACACTTGAGACAAGCAAAAGAAATATTATCTAAAGGAAGTATTATCGTATTTCCATCATTTGTATGGCATAGAGTTAAACCAGTAACAAAAGGAACTAGGTATTCTTTAGTAATGTGGAACCTTGGATACCCATTTAAATAATATGAATATAAATAATTACTTTAACACAACAATTTGGTCTGAGCAAAAACCAGATTTTATAAAATCATTAACTAATGCTTCTAACAAATATATTAAAGCTGCTAGAAATTTTCCAGAAGCTAAAGCACATATAAAAAAATTTGGAGATTTTGGAAGAAGTTATCACTCCACACCTCTTACAGCTGACAATGATTTTAGAGATTTCAGAGATTACATTGGTCAAAGGTCTTGGGAATATTTAGATTATCAAGGTTTTGATATGAAACAATACACTACTATGTTTAGCGAAATGTGGGTACAAGAGTTTGCTAAAAAGGGAGGGGGACATCATTCCGCTCACGTCCATTGGAATCAACATGTATCTGGATTTTATTTTTTAAAAGCAAATGAAAAAACATCTTACCCTATTTTTCACGAACCAAGAACTGGAGCTCGAACTACAAAATTAAAAATGAAACCACATATAAAAGAAGTTTTTAATGGTAACGATCTTGTTCATTTTAGACCTCAGCCCGGAACGTTAATTATATTTCCAGGTTATTTAGAACATGAATTTTCAATGGATTTTGGTATCCAGCCTTTTAGATTTATTCATTGGAATATTCAAGCAGTGCCAAAAGAAATGGCTAAAGATGTCGTTTAAAAAAAATAAATATTTAATTATAAAACAAGCTATTGATAAAGATCTAGCTTTATTTTTATACACCTATTTTAATATGAAGAAACAGGTATTAGATACCTGTCGTAATGCTAGGTACATTTCACCTTATGAAACATTATTGGGTGAGTATGAAGGAGCTGATGGTCAGATCCCACACACCTATTCAAATTATTCTGACATAGCGATGGAAACTTTAATGCTTAAATGCCAACCAATTATGGAAAAGACTACAGGATTAAAATTATACCCAGCTTATACCTATGCAAGAATTTATAAAAAAGGTGATGAACTTAAAAGACACAAAGATAGATTTAGTTGTGAGATTTCTACAACTATGAATCTTGGTGGTGATGATTGGTCAATTTATTTAGAGCCATCTGGAGAAATAAATAAAAAAGGAATTAAAATAAATTTAAAACCAGGAGATATGTTGGTATATTCTGGTTGTGAATTAGAACATTGGCGAGAAAAGTTTAAAGGTAAAGACTGTGCTCAAGTATTTCTTCACTATAACAATCGTAAAACTCCAGGGTCTAAAGATAATATGTTTGACAAGCGTCTACATTTAGGTCTTCCATCTTGGTTTAAACGATGATATATCCCTATAATGAAGGCAGTAATCCACCATACCTACTGCCTTCTTTATA